ATAAAGTCTCCCGAAAACTCACCTGCAATACCAAAGCCGTCTGTTCCGTTCATAACAAACTTATTCCATGTATGCACTTCTTCTTCATTGTCCCAATCAAAATAATCTCCTTTTAACATTTCTTGTTGTGTTGGTATTATGTATGATTGTTCTTGATGAGTTTCGCGTGTTGTTGCTGTTGAACCTTCTTCTAATTGAATATCAGATATTGTACAATTCTTGTTTATTTTTACGTAAAATACTAATCTTACAATACTTTCTTTAGGTTTAAAAGTCAAAAATTTCTCTCCTAAATCACTATACTCACCCAATACTGGGTAAAATATTCTAAAACCACCAAAATCACTAGAAGAAGTAGCAGTTATTGTATATGTTTTATTTGTATCCAATACTAAATTGTTATTAAACCTAGAAAAAGACACACCATTTGATGATGTTGACGTTAACTTTATAATTCCATTATCTATTATTTCCGTACACTGCCAAGAATAATTTTCAGTTAACTTAGTAAAATCTAATAAATTCTTATTACATTTTGTTACTTTTACAGTTCCTTGACCGTATTTACTGTATTCTCCTACTTCTGTACCTTCAACTAATTTAATTTTAAATATACCACCATACACTTTTATCATAATTCCAATTTGAGTTTCTTCTGTTAATGTAAATGTATAGTTATAGTTATCTATATTTTGAGTACTTTTAAAAACTATTTGTTTACTTTGTGAATAAATGCCAATACCACCATTAGTACTACTAGTTTGTTTAGAATATAATAAAGAAATGGTATAAGTTCCTGGTAATAAAGTAACATACCAGTTTGAATTGTTATAATTCCACTCTCTACTATCTGAGTTTGTCGAACAATATACATTGTCATTACTATCTATTTTAATTCCAACATTTATAGCTTTGTCTGTTAATTTATTATAATTTAATAAATTTACATTATTCCCTACTGTCTTTATTTCACTTGGGTAGTCTGGATTTGGAGCAGGTATTCCTCCTACATATGGCTCCCATTCTGTTTCATTTGAGTTTTCTTTTAACATTATCTTTATGTTTGTTTCATTTAAAACTGTGCCATTAGCAATATTTATCTGTAATATATTTCTTGTCATATTTGAGTTTTTATTATATGTAAATGTTTTACTCTTTTCAGATTTCCCAATAATTACAAAAGTTTGTAACCAAGTATTTATATTATACTCATAACCAACCATTGCTATATTAGTAGTATTTTTTGATATAGTATATACTTTTTTATCATTTAAAATATTTGTTGTTGATATTACAATATATGTTTCAGCTGTAGCTGTTCCTATAAGATTGAAAGTACCATCTTTATTATGTGAAACTTTTATTCCATTTATTGTCTGTTCATTTGGAAGTGGATACATATTTTTTCCACTATATGTCTTTTGCTTATGATTTCCACTTATCTCTAAATTAAGTGGTATTTCTTTCTCTTCTTTTAGTGTTATTTCTTCTCCTTCTGTTACTATATCATTGTGATATTTTATTCCTGTTTCAACATATACTTCATTGTAATTCTCTGGTAAATCTCTTTTATCTATTTCAAATTCGATATCTTTCTCAGGAGTACAACCTAAACAAAGTTCATTATTGTTAAATAATTCAGATTTAGAACTAAAATCTATAATATGATTAGGTTCAATTTTATTTCCATCTATGTATATATTTAATTCATGTTGTGTTGAATCTTCTAATATTTTTTCTTTATAACCTTTACTTGTATTATACATTTATAGCCTCCTATGAATTTGCATTTTTTGAAGCTTGTTTTTGAGCCTCTGTTAGTTCTTTTTGCATTAAATTAAAAGAACACTTCCATCTTGTTTTGGAAGTGTTCGTATTTAATTCTGTATCTATCATTTCTACTTTTCTTTTTGAAACTCTAAACTTTGCTCCTTCTAAAAATCCACCATTAACAACTGGTACTTTTACATCTAGTATAAACGGGTTTTTATATGTTTTTTGTATTAGTTTCTCTGCCTCATCTTCTGAATTTAAATCCCATGACATAGAAAGTTTTAACATTCCTACTGCTATAGGATTATCTATCAATGCTCCTGTTTTTTTACTTGTATAACTATCATTGTCTGTATCTTCTATGTCTGCACTATATGATGAAGGTGTTGGTAAATTTTCTGTTTTTCCATGTTCTCTCCATATCATCTTAATCACCTACCATTACTATTGTATTTTTTCCAGTTCTTCTGGTTTTTGAATTTATATAATCTATTGTATCATCAAATATTTCTTTTCCTAAGTACTGTATTGTTATATGTACTGGTTGTCCATTGCCACTATTAAAGTCTGACAATACATCTTCAAATGTATCTCTCATTATGTTTTGTGGTGTTACAATTTCTGGGTTTGTTTTAGCTCCAGAATATTCACCTGCTAATACTGTTGTTGCTTCGGTTAAGACACCACCTTTGGCTAATCTTGGTATTTGTGGTACTTGTATTGTTGAAATCCAATTAAATGGTTTTACACCTAATATTTCAGAATTTTTTATTTTTCTTAATGCAGAATTTAATCCATTAAATGGAATGCTTATTACTTTATTTATTCCACTTATTATCGCATTTACTATTGATTTTAGTCCACTTAATATTCCTTCTTTTATTCCATCAAATATTTTTCCTCCTGTACTAAACACATTTTTAACAGCTTGCCATGCTTGACTGAATTTGTCTCTAAACCAATTTGGAATATTTCCAAATATAGATGTAATTCCATTCCAAGCTCCTTGTGCTCCTTCTTTTACTTTGTTTTTTATATTTTGCCAAGTTTCAGAAGTTTTGTTTGTTACCTGTTGCCAAATACTACTTATTGAATTTTTTATATCTGTAAATTTTTGAACTGCTGTATTTTTTATATTCTCCCATATCTGTTTTACATTATCCACTAAATTAGTTATTCCATTTAGCAAACCTTGCATTATAAAGTTTCCTTGTTCAGCCATAACTGTTGAAGGAGAATGTATTCCAAATGCTTTTTTAAATCCATTAATAAAAGGTGTAAAAATATGGTCTATTATCCATTGTCCCAAATTACCAAGTGCTTCTATAATTCCTTTAAATATTCCCTCAACAACATTTCCTCCACATTCTTGTATTTTTTCTTGAAAAAAATCCTTTGCTTTATCTAAAGCTTCGTTTATTTTTTCGCCTATAACCACACCAAGATTTACCAAGCTAGCACATGCTGAACCCAGTGCCTTAAATATTGCATCTGACACACCATTCCAATCAAAACCTTTAACAAAATCTAATAATCCATTAACAACAACACTCCAATCAAAAGTTTCAAAGAAACCTGTTATTGTATCAAATATTCCTTTTATTCCAGATGATAATGTATCACCCAAAGCTTTCCAGTTTATATTTTTAATAAAAGAAGTTAATCCATCACCAATAGCTTTTCCAAAATTTTCCCAGTTAAATGTTTTTACAAAACTTTGTCCTAAATAAATAACCGTATTTATACCTTGTGCAAATGTATTTCCTACTTGTTTCCAGTTTGTTGTTCCTATGAAACCATTTAAAAATTGTGCTATATTCGTTCCTATACTTTTTGCTGTGCTTTGTATCTTATTCCAAGGTATATTATTCATAGCTTCATTTAGTTTTTCTCCAATTGTTGCTCCAACCTCATACCAATTTCCATTTTTAATAGCATCTATAATACTATTAGGTGTATTATCTATTCCAGATAAGTCAAAACTTGGTGCTGTACTTCCACTACTACTTCCATTGTCCGAATTATTATCAGAAATATTATTTATTTCATTATGTACTCCTGCCAATTGCTTTGTTTCATTTTTTGCTTTTTTTGCACTTCCTGCCATACTTGCATATGAACTTGCACTTGCCTTTGCAAATATATTAACACCTGTTAATGCATAAGCCACACTTTGTACCGCTTTCATTAATTGATATACTAAGTTTGTCACAAATTGAATAACTGGTGCAAAAGCACTACCCATGGCATATTTCATATACTCTATGTTTGCACTTAATTGTTTAGCTCCTGCATTTTGGCTAGATAACCAACTTTGAGCACAACTACTCAATGTAGAATAAATGCTTCTTAAACTAAACAATGCTGTTGCATATTTTAGTACTGTTCCTATCCCACTTTTTATGCCAGTTCCAACACCTTTAGTTTTTGTTCCAATATTTTTAACAACATTTCCAATTGCTCCTGCTCCCTTTTTTATTAAATTTATAGGGTTCAAACATCTTGCTATATCACTTCCAACGTTTTTAAATGCTGTTGCTATTCTACCTGCTACTGTTTTTGTCTGTTCTATTTTAGATTTAAGAGCACTAAAAAAACTACCCAATTTGCTTTGAGTAGTTGCTGTTTGTGATGTTTGTTGTTCTAATTGTGACATTTTACTTTTTGCTTCACTTAACTGAGTATTATACATCTCTATTTCCATATATAATTTTTGTGCCTGACTATTTAATAATGTAAAATCTTTATTGTTTCCTAATGCATTATTAACTGTTGTATCCATTGCTTTATCATTAGCATTTATTCCTTCTGGTGTTACACTTTTTCTAGTATCCTCTACTATTTTATCAATTTGAGGATTTATTACGTTTAATTTCATTTGTCGAGCATTTATTTTTTCTTGTAAACTATCTATTTGCTTTTGTATTTGAGATATTTGTTTTTGTGCATCTTTATTATTAACTTTAATAGCTACTTCATTATTTTTTGAACTTTGTTTTAAATCTTGTACTTTTTTCTTTACAAAATTAGTAGCTTGTTGAACTTTATTTTGCATCTCTTTAGTATCAATTTTTGAAAAAGCTTCTTGGACTTGTTTCATTTGCTTTTTTATGTTCGGCACAATTTTCTCAAATTCTTTTAATGCTTCATCTATTTTTGCTGTTACAATTATCTCTATTTCTTCTACTGTAATAAGTCATTCCTCCTCTCTTTTTAAATTTTTAACAAAATAAAAACACTTACTTTATATAGTAAGTGTTCTCTCATATATTTAATTATTAATACATAGATGCTTCTATGATTTTAAAAGTAGCATTTTTCATTTCATTCATTTTATCTGATGTTACTAGTGTAAATATCTCAAAATTTTGGCTTTGTCCAGATGCTAAATCATTAGCATACACATAGTCTTCATTTATTCTTGCACCAGTTGTATCTACCGCTTCTATGTGAAAATAAAATGATTTCTTTTCACTAGTTTTATTTGTGACTTTTACTGTAAGTTTTGTATCTGTTATTCCATAGTTATCTTTTGTTACTTCAAATTCACCTAATTCAACATTTGCATCATTTGCCAAAACTTCTTCTGTACTTGCACCTGTTGCCTTATTTAAATCAGTACTAACCTCATTCAAACTATCTGATAAAGCTTTTTGAGAGTTAATAGTTATTACTATTGCTAAAACACATAAAATAACTCCAGCTATAGCTTGTCCTTTGCTTGCTTTTTTAACTAATGAAATTACTGCAAATATTACACCTATTGCTCCTAATACAAATGATAAATTGTTTACAATTGGAATAAATGATGTACATATCCCTATAATTCCTAATACCAAACCTGCTGTTGCAAAACCACTTTTCTTCTTCTCTTCCATAAGAGTCCCTCCTTTTATTTTATTATAAAAGAATTATATCACTTTTAGTTGTACTTTTATGTCGATTCTTGTCGCATGATATTATTTTTTATCATTTTTTAAATAAAATATTAAACATTTTTTGAATAGGTACCATCTTAGGATTTGCATTTGACATACTATCTGCTTGAATTAATTTGTTTGTAACTGCTTCTTGTAAAATAATTTGTTGTTTAAAATCATCTTGTAATTTAATTAAATTTGCTTCACAATATAAAGATACATTTTTATATCTTTCATTCCAAAACTCACTTGGTTTCATTCCAAAATAATATGCTAATGGTTCTAAACAATACACCATACTTTCTATTGTTTCAGCATCTTTTATATTTTCTACCATACTATCTAAGCTTGTGCCAACATTTCTTTTTCTGTTACTTGAGCTATTACTTTTTCCGCTGATGTTTTTATTATTGATTCCATATCCACTTCTGATAATGGATTTGATATTTTTTGTTTCAATTCCTCTTCGTTCATTTTGCTCTTGAAAAAACCCTCTTTGTTTATTTCCTCTGCTAATTCGTTAAAAATATCAGAGTATGATTTTTCTGTTTCTTCTTTATAATCATCTAAAAAGTCATACACCTCTTCACTTGTTTTGAATGATTTAATGCCAGCTTCATCCTCTGCAAAAATGTATATTATTTTAGATAATGCATCTAGATTACTTTCATTTACAACTTTGAAATATAAATCTTCAAAATTTTTTCCTTTTAATATATTTGTTATATTTACTATTTTTCTTGTTGTAAATACTAATTTTATTGTTTTGAATTTTGTTTCTAATTCCATTTTTTATTCTCTCCTTTGCAAAAGAGAGAAGGCTTATTTTTTTGCCTTCTCTATATTATTAGTGTCTATTTCTTCTTGTTCTGACACGACACTTACATCAGAACTAAGCTGTGGGAAATCCTTCTGTTTCTTCTACATCTCCATTTTTATATATTGTCATTTTATCCTTTAAATATTCCCCTACTGATACTTCTTGCATTGTTACAAACATTTTTCCTTTTAATGTTCTTACTATTGGTTTTCCACCTGATGGTGCAGTATGTGATGGATTTTGGAAGAACCAATATAACTCTTTATCTTTTAAAGTTCTTAGTGTCTTGTGTTGTGTATGTGTATAATATATATCTAATTCAATATTAGATGCTTTTTTAATTCCTGGTTGTGCAAATTCATAATCTAAATCTAATGCAGAACCAGTTATTTGGTCTGGTGCTTCCTCTAACACTGGGATTTTTTCTACAAATGCGACTTGTGTTCTTTCTCCTGTTTTTGTTTCAGCATAAAATACTTTCACCCATTTACTTACATCAGGCATTTCATTATTTTCAGTATTTTTGTCTACTATTTCATTTGCCATTTTTATTTCCTCCTATTATCTTATAAAATCAAATGAGTTCATTATAGCATTATAAACGACCTCAAATGTTATTGTTATACCGTATTTTTGCAGTATTTGGTCATATACTGCAGGACTGGTATTTGTCCTTGTAAAATTAAGTTCTTGAAGTTTCTTATCAACTTCATCTGCCGTTTTCATTGCTTGACGTTGCTTTTCATTCCAACAAGTTATTGATATTTGAAATGTAGATTTGATTGGAAATGCATTTTCAGTTAAGTTTACTGATTTCAAAGGTGTATGCAATTCCAAACAAGGAAATTTACTTGTTGTTGTGGGATTTGTTAATATTTGTTTATACTTTAATGATTCTAGTTTTTCATATACTAAATCACTAAATTCTAATTCACTTAAATCTTTCATTTGCATACCTCCTTTAACATCTCATCTAATTTTTTCTTAACTATATCTGCATTTTCATTCCTACTTTTAAAACCTGCATCGGCTATAAAATGGTTGGCTTTGCTTCCATGAGCAATATAAAAATCCATACCTTGAATATTTACAATTGGATAAGACAATGCTTTTTCAACTTTGCTCACTGGAATAAACCATTCTGTGTAACCACTTTGAATGAAGTGGTTGGTTTTTCCCACATGTTCCATTTCAGCATTAGCACCTGTCCCAAAATATTCAAAAAACAAATATGAAACTCCATTACTCATAAATTTAGAAGGGTCAGCATAAACTTTTCCCTTCACTTCTTTAGTAGACATATCAATCATTTCAACTAATATGCCTTCTTCATTATGTCCTTTTTCCAACCTTATAGCATAACCCCTAATGTTTTTTAATACATCTTCTGTTATCTTTTTTGCAGTTTGTGGTAGTTTTTTAACTATAGCATCTATATTTTTAAAATTACGTTTTACTTTTATATTACAATTGAAATTTATCATTGTATTTTCTCCATTCTATACACATAAGTACTTCCAATTTTATTTTTATCTAGTACTTTATACTCAGGAATAAACTTCTTTAATTTTGAGATATCTTCAAATGATATTCCATTGCCTTTTTGTATATCATAATCTCTAGTCGTACGACCTTTATATGTACTATAATCCACTTCACCAGTAGACTTTCTATCTAACTCATTGACATCTTGTTGCATGTTTAGCCAAGCTTGTCCTTTATATTTCCATACTTTATCTATTTCGCCATGGTCTTCTATTTCTTCGTATTCTGATATATATACTTTTGTTAAATCTCGTAATAGCATTATTTAATCCTCCTCAAACCAGATTTTATAATGTCATTTCTTAATTTATCTATTATATCTTCAAATGATGTTGAAATAGAACCTTCATTTCTACTTGTTAAACCTTCTGCACCTCTTGACAGATAGATTGCTTTTGTTGCTTTCTTAATATATGGAAATAACTTCTCATCATCTTTTTGCCTATTAGAAATATCAGAGGCAATAGAACTTACTTCCTCAAATATTTCATTTAAGACTTTTTCATCATCTTTATAATTAGATGCTAAATCTGATATTATTTTATCTATATTGTTAATTTCTGCCATTTCTATTGCCTCCGTTTCTATTCTTTATCTGTTTTGGTTTTATTATCTTTTTTCTTTTCTTCTTTTCTTATTCTTCCTATTATAGTAGCCATATTTTACTCCTATTCTGCTGGTGCATATGAGCAATATACACCTGCTAATTTATTTTCGTAAACATGTCCATATAAATTGTTGTTTCTATATTTGAACACATTGCTATCTCCATTTTGGTCTTCATCTGGTGTGAAGTATTTAATAAATTGGTCCATAGCTGTTACTACTGCTGTTTTTTCTACACATAAGAAGTTAATATCACTTGCTCCTGCTGCTTTTTTATAACCATAATTTGCTTTTCCATCATTTAATGTTACTGCTGTATACATTCTTGTTTGTGGAACTTCAATTATTGTTGAAAATCTTTCTAAAACTTTCTTTGATTTAGTTGTGTCTAAATCATCAACCATTCCTCTTAATGTTGGTGTTATGAATAAAATTCTATTTTCTGTTGAAACTTCATCTTCATCCATTTTATTTGTACAAGCTCTTAATGCTGATACAACTCCAGCACCATCACTTAATGTTTCTTCTTTTTCAGAAATTCCTTCTACACTTGCTATTTTTGCAATTCTTGCTGCATCTGTTTCTGGAACTACTTTTGTTCTTACAAATTCTCCAGATAATTTTGCAAAAGGTAATCCTAATGCTTCTTGATTGTCTAATCTATCTATTCTTAGGTCTTGGCTTCTTTCTTTATCATATTTTACTGTTTCCCATTTGAAAGTTGTTGAACCTTTTGTGTATCCATCATTTCTTGAGAAATCTCCTAAACCATCCATATCTAGTTTAGCAACTTTGATTTCTCCATTTAATCCTTTTTGTACTGTTGTTTCATCTCCATCTAATATAGATGTTTTTGCTTCGTTTTTATATACTTCATCTAATTTTGGTAAGTATATTGTTGATATTTCAATATTATTCATTTTTTAATCCTCCTATTTAATTAATCCCATTGCCTTTCTTATTGCTTCATCAGCACTTGGCTTATTACCTGATGGGTCAGGATTATATGGTGGTTTTTCTTTTGACCACTCATTTACTGCCTTCTCAACAATTCTGTCTTGAATTGCTTTTATAAGCTTTGTTTTGTCTTGTAATTGCTCTGCTGTCATGTTTTCATAATCAAAAAGATTTAGAAATTCTGGGTCAAATGCAGTGTCTTGTGTTGTTGCTATTTTTAGTGCTTCATCTTTTAAATCCCTAGCATTTAATTTCCTTTGAATTTCTTGGTTTGCTTCTTCTTGTTTCTTCAATTGATATTGAAGTTTTTGAGTTTCGTTCATTTGTGCTAATTTTTCAGCTTCTGACTTTTGTGTATCTCTTTCTAATTCCCATTGTTTTTTTGCATTTTCAATAGCAGTTTTATTAGAACTTGATACTCTTGAATCTAAAAATGATTGAAGTTCTTTGTCTGTCTTAATAAGTTCTTCATAATTAGTTCTTTCGCTTTTACTTGTTTCTGTTCCCTTTGAGTTCTCTGCCTCAGAGTTAACATTTTGATTGTTTTCTTGTTCCATTTGTTCCTCCTTGCCCCTTTAGTTCTCTGCCTAAAGTTGCTTAAAATTTATTTTGTTTGTTTTATAAAGCCTAACTACAAGAAAAACGGCATAAAAATAAGAGCTAGTCGACTTAGCTCTTGATTTATAATTATAAAATATTAATAACTTATTTATTGCTTGAACACTCCATTGTATCTTTTAATACCTTATCTGGTGTATCAATTTCATTTGCTGTTTTTGTTATTTCATCTTCTATTATTGAACAAAACAAACTTACAAATGGTCTAAATATTGTAATTATAGTAAATATAATCCAATACCAAGTTGGCATTTGTAATTTAATGCTTAATATTAAAACTAATAACCACATACATTCCACCTTCTTTCCATAATAAAAGCACCTACTTTTTAGTAAGTGCTACTTTTCTAATTCTTTTTCTAAATACTCTTTATATTCTGCAAAACTATTCCATTCATCATAATTAAATGGTAATGGTCTTTTACCTTTTTGTTCTATATATTTATGAATTAATTTTTTTACATCATCTGGTATAATCATGATATGTTTTTACCACCTTTTCTTTAATTTCTTTTAACCCATTTATTGAGTCTATAATATTTAATGTTTCTTGATTTTTATTTAAATATGCTGACATTATGTTAGCTGACAGTTCCTTTTCAATCTTTGTACTATCTTTTACCCAATAATCGGCTTCATGCCCATAATTTCCTGTTATCTTACCATTTGTTATAGCAGAGAAAATATCACTCAATGTCATATTGTTTTCATATTTGCTACTAGATAACATATTAATGTATTTATCTTCATCTATATCTATTTGTAATCTCGCTCTTCTTAATTCGTTGTCTATGTTTAGTTTATTAGATATATTACTTCTTATATCTATCATATGTATAATTTCATGTGTTAAACTTTCAGATAAGTCATAATATTTAAAATCTGGGTGATTTGGATTTATATATATCTTATTGTCATCAATACTATATCTCATTGGAACATTTAAGTTATTATCTATTTTTGCATTGTTGCCTGTTAGATATTTATTAAACAGTTTTTTTACATTGGAATTTAATTTTGTGTTGCTTAAAACTTGTTTAATATCTTTACTTAGTTTAGGTATATCAAGATTATACTCTGTTTTTTCTTGTTTTTCAACTGGTGGCAAATACATTATCGTACTTCTGCAATAGTGAAAGTGATGTTGAATTGGTGGAAGATTTAAGCCTAGTACCAATCCATTACATCTAATTCTTTGTATTGTTAGCTCTTTTTGTGTCTCACCATAATATCTATCAAATACATTTTCTTTGTTAATATAGAACTCTTGATTATTTAAACTATCACACATCAATGTCGTTTTATCATCTTCTACTGCTATAAATCTAACTTTTGAATTATCTTCTGTAACTTTTTTTATTCCTTCTACTTTTGCTAAATTATTTAATCCTATCATTTGCATGTCTGCTGCACCTGATATTTTATCACCATTTATATTAAGTTTTTGATTATTTTGTCTATTTATTATTGTTTGAAACTCACTAGAATCGATTTCTAGGTCTTTTTGCATTTGCATATTATAAATTGCTTGTTTATATATTTGTTGTGCATTATACTGCATTGTTACTTCAATATATTGTTTCCAAGTTAGTCCGACTATAATTGGGTTGGTCTAATAATGAAAGAAATAAAGCCATCGCTAATATTGATGGCTTTTTCTTTTTATTTACTTCTTTCTGTCCGTTCTTCATAATAATAATTTGTATCTTCATACATTATTAGATTTTCATATTCATCTAGTTTTCTTTGTTCTTCTATATATGCACTATAAATTAATAATTCTAGTATTTCACTATTCTTTACTCTTGTTCTTCTATAAATATTGTTTGCTAATACACTAAAATAACCTATTAATAGTTTCTGTTCTTTCCATTGTTCTATGTATGTATTTATTCTTTTTTTAGTTTTATTATCTGCTATATTATATATATTTTCTGATGTAAAATTAAATGTATCAAAGAGTTCTTGCAGTCTATTTTGTGTCTGTTTTGATGTTTTATTATATAGTTGTTTTAATTCACTCATTTTTGTATCGTGATAATTCCATACATTCATATTTCTATTCCTTTAATATTTTTAAAATTTTTTTAAAATAATGACTCTTCTTGTTATGTTTTTTACATTTGTTATATCTTTTTATATATTTATAAAGTTTGTCACTTTTTTGTATTATTGTTTTTAAATTTTCCCATGCTTTTTTTACTATTTCTTTAATTTCATTCCATACATATATAACTTCATCAACTATATGTTTAAATGTTTCAGCAATATCATTACATTCTATTGTTTTATCCAATTAAATTACCTCTCTATTCTTTATTAATTTGTTTATTAACTGCTTTTTCTTGTTCTTTCTTATTATCTGCTGTTAATTTTTGTGCTTTTTGTTCATCTGTTAAGTCTGTTACTTTGTTGTCTTGTTTGTCTTCTTTATCGTTTTGTTCTACTCCTACTTGTCCCATCATTTGCATTTGCTCTAGATTTTTCTGAATATTTTCTTCATTTTGTTTATCTATCTTTTCTAGCTCTGAATTACTATCTAAGTCGTCAGGTAGCATATCAATAATAGATGCATCACTTAATAAACCTCTTAATTTCAAAGCTCTTGTTGTTTCTGTATCCTTATCTGTTGGTAGATTTCTTTGTAAATCTATTTTTATACTTCTAAAGTCATAAGATTTATGTTTTCTTTTATTTATTCTATCTATTATTGTTTCCCATCTTCTCAATATTGCTTGTTTAAAGTGTTTATCTGCATCTGTTATCATTTGCTCTAATGCAAAGAATTTTCTATCTAATGCACTTGCATTGTCTGCATTTGTAAATCCTAAATCTGTTATATTTGGTACTCCACTTATCATCGCTATTAAGTCTATTAATGTCTTTTTATGATTTTCTAGTGCTGTATCTTGTACTGATTTTTCAACCCATGCTATATCACCTGAATTATCTGGTGTATAAAATACTTGCATTTTCAATAGTGCTTTGTCTTCTTCTTCTCTTGCTTTATTAACCACTTGTTTGGTTTGTCCATTCTCATCTAATTCTGGTTCGCCTTTGTCATCTAATTTTGTGGTCATTAAATCATTTTGTGGTGTAAAACCTGTTATTTTTAATTTTGCATCATCATTATATTGAAATGTATTTCTACTGTTTTGTATTACTCTTTCATAAGCACAAATTAAAGAGACTACCAATTCAAAGCTTGATAATCCCATTTCATTTTCTATTGCTATGCAAGGAAGCATATTCCATTTGCTTTCTTTAAATTTTTGTTTATCTTCTTGTAATTTTGCATAATCATTTGGTGTTGGTGAATAGTATCTTTTGCCATTTATTGTTGTTAATTCTACTATTGTTATGTCTGCACCATTTTTATCTTTTTCAGTCCATTTTCTTAATTGTCCTATTTGTTTTACTGGTGTTGAATAATCAAATATTCCTATTGTATTTAATGCACTTTGTTTTGTATATACTATTTCATTATCTTCATTTTCATATAATACTTCATAGCACCCTCTCATTCCAAAATAATCAAATGCCAAATCAAAAAATTCTGTTGCATCATCATTGTATTTACTTATATAATCTATTAATACTTTTAGTTCTTCATCTTTATTTGCATCTGTATTAAAGACTTTATTAAGTAATTTCTTGATTATATTCAATTTTGTTGGGTCTGATATTTTTTCAACATCATATACTGGTGCTTTTCCTGCAAAATATCCTGTTACCATTGAATTAATATAATTTTCAAATGCAACTTTTATTTTTTCATCATTTATACTTACTAGTTCAGAATTGTCTGTCTTTCTTCTTATTCTTTCATATAGTTGTTTTCTTGCATTCCATTCTTTATCTGCTAGCATCAATATTTGTGCTACACTATTTTCATTTTCTAATGTTTCTGGATTCCATTGTATCATTATTTTCCTCCTATATTGGTTTTATATAACCAAATTGTAATTTTTTAAAATTATATTCTTTTTCTCTGCTATATCTTGTCATATCAATGCTATGATTATTAGCATCTGGATATTTGCTTTTAAAATTGCCATATTTATCTTTTTCGTATTCATATGTACTAAATTCTCTTGCGGTATTAGGGCATCTCTCTGGGTCTATTATTATTTCAACTAAGTTTTGTAGCCATCTAACACCAAAGTCTATACTATCAGGTCCTTTCTTAGCTCCTACTATTCGTAGTCCGCCATAACTATTCATTTCATCAATGCTTTTTGGTTCTGCACTATCTGCAGTAATCTCACTTCTTCCAATTTTTACTTTTATTATTTCATCATGTAATTTTTTATTTGATATCCCTATTTTGTAAATTTCATTAAATATATATAGTTTTCTTCTTGTTTTATCTAAATGGTTTTGGCCATAACAAGCTGGGTCTACCGCATATCCAAAATCTATACCATCTGCTATATTATCAAAGTGAGATATTTCTTCATCCGTTATTTTTCTCAATGTTATATTTGTAAATACCGCTCCTCCAGTTCCAGTTGGTTCTCCTAAATACTCATTTCTATATGCTAATTCATTTGTCTTTTTCAATTCATCTGCTTCTATTATGAATTGTTCTCCTAACCACTCAACTGGTACATCTAAATATGTAGAACTATGTACTAATCTGTCTGGTCTTACAACTATTACTTCTGCATTTACCCAACTAGCAATCATTTTAGGTGGATTGTAAGAATAAAAAACTTCGTAGCCATTTCCGACCACGAAGTAATGATTGTATTATACTTCTTATTTCTTCCATGCCAAAGAACTCATCCAGTTCTTCGAACCAAAGATATTTACAAAACCCTCTTTTAAATTTTGTTGATTTTATTTTTCTATAATCATCTTTATTGTTACAGCTTCTAAATAATATTTGTTGTCCTGTTGGCTTATATGTCAGTCTCAGAGGACTTACTTTTGCTTCCCAATATTCCGATACTCCTAATTGTTCTATTCCCCATAATATTTGAGTATATACACTGTCTGCTAGTGTATCTCCTACTTTTCTCATTGCTACTGCATTTGAATATATTCCATTTTGTGAGTCTATCATCATCATTAACGGAATTGTTATTCCAATATAACTAGACTTTGTACTTCCCCTTCCTCCGTTTTAACCAGTAATGAGTATGTTTATTTGCTAAGCAATCATCAAGTAAATCCCAAAAGTGTTTTGCTATTATATTGTACGGATTAATCATCTTTTGGTCTTTCTATATTTATTACTGGTGGATTTATATTTTGTATTTGTTCTATTGGTTTTTCTCCTATTGTATCTCTTAATAATTCAAATGCTTTTGTATTTCCTTTTATTGCTTCTTTCCATAATGCAAATACTGCACAACTTTTATTACTTACTTCTTTATCAGCAAATCCAAAATCTATCATCTGTTGCTTTAGTCTTTCATCTGATACTTGTCCATCTAAAAACTTGCTTATTATCTCTTTAAATGTTTTATTTTGTTGCCTTTTCTTTGCACTTGCTTTTCCACCTTTTCTTCCTCTTTCTCGTGCTTCTTCCGAGGTTGGTGGTCTTAAATTTTGTTCATTTGCCATTATATCACTTCCTCATTTTAATATGCATTATCAATTTTTGACCATCCTCCATTTACTTTTACTATTGCATCTCCTGGTCTTATCAATTCATCTGTGTCTGCATCAAAACCATATCTCGTTGCTCTTATGAAACTTCTATTACTATTTTGTTGTCTTTTAATTCTTTCTTCATTTTCTTTCTTTTGTTTTTTTATTCTTTCTTGTGCAATTTTATCTAATTTAATTATTTTTTTATATTCTTTTTTAAAATCAAATCCATCTCTAAAACTAGCCCAATAATCATACTTCTCAATTCCTATTTTTCTTAGATAATCTTGTGTTTGACCAGCCTTCAATTTATCCCCATAAGCATTTTCAACCATTTTTTGAAAATATTCTTTTTTCTCGCTTGAATCTAATTTCATAAATCTTTCAAAACTTAGAATATTAGAATTTTTATTAGTAACTCCACTGCTACTTCCTCTACCACCCATTCTTTTACTCCCTTTCTAGCTATCTAAATATTTTTTTTGCTATTTTTTCTGATATGTCCATAATTTCATTATTATATTTGCCATCTTGAAACATATATCTTCCACCTATATGGTTTCTCAATCTACGTCTCATTTTCTTTTGCAACTGTTCTTTATCGGTTATTCCATTTTCTTCATAGATCTCTTTTGCTTCTGCTATTGTATCTTTTACATTTTCAATAAATTCATCTGCTTCTCTAGCATTAGCATAATCAAAATTTTTTAGTAAGTTTCTTATTCTTGCCATTTCATTGTTTATTTCCGTGCTTCCACTACTTGCTCCTCGCCCTCCCATTTTTAATCATCCTTTCTGTTACTTGATTTTCATAATATATTACGTCTATATCCCCATAGTCACAATCTAATTTTCCACCATATATTAAAATAGTAGATGGTCTAATTCTTTTTATAAGCTCATCTACTCCTTGTTTCCATATTTTTAATGCTTCTTTATTCTTTTTTACTCCTATCGTTGATATGCTTACAATACTTCCTTGTGATATTCCTTCAAAGCAAAATTGAAATGTTTCTGGTTCTGCCCAACTTAATGTAGGTATTACTTTTATACCTTGATTTTGATAATACTGTCCTATTAGTCTACTTCTATATATGTTCCATATCTTCATCGGCATTGGCATATCCATATATAAGCTAAAGTCTGGACTTAATATACATTCATATTGTTTTAATATATCAACATAGTCTTCTGGCTTATTCCATAATCTTTCAAATTGATAATCATCTAAATAGAAGTGTATTCCTACATTCTTTTCTTTGCTTGTTTTAGCATAGTTAAATCCAATCAATTTGTTTGGTATAAAATTATCATTTTGTATTATAGGCATTTGCCAAAAGTCTGACACATTTTCATTATCCATTATTCCTAGATTATATGTGTCATTTGTTCTGTGTCTTTCATTTTCTTTAAATATATCGTCAAAATCTATTTTAAAATCAAAATCAGACATATCTATATTATCTATATTAAATAACTCTTCATTTAGTAATTTAGTATCAAACCCAGTATCCATATTTAATTTATTATGAACCAATATATACGCTTTTTTCTGTTCTTCTGACAAATTATTTAGTCTTATACATTCTACATTCTCATATCCTAATTGTTTTAAAGCTTCATATCTACCATGTCCTTCTATTATCATATTATTTTCATCTATTGCTATTGGGTCATTAAATCCAAATTCTTCAATAGATTTTTTTATTTTATCTATCTGTTCTTGTGGGTGTTTTTTTGCATTGTTTTGATATTGTACTAAATCATTTATGTTTATAGTTTCTATATTTAACTTGTTTATGCTTTTATTTATGTTCATTATTTAATTAAGCACCTTTCTTTAATCCTGTACGGACAAAATACTTTACCTTCTCTTAGATTAGTAATTTCTAAAAAAGAGCAATCCTTACACTGCTCTGGTAATTCGCTCTTTATTTGTTTTATTTTATCATTGTCTGCATACTTTTGCTCTTCATCTATCATATCTAGTACTTCCTCACAACTGTCAAATTTACATACTTTACACTTTTTATTTCCATTAGGGCATATCTTATTATCTATTAAACATTGAATCATACTCTATTCCTCTTCTGTGCATGTTAATTTGCCGTCTATTCTTCTTATTATTTTACATTCTATGTTCTTTGTGCATGTGCTACAGTTTTCTTTTTTGTATTGTTCTATTTCTTTATCCATGGCTTTTCCTCCATTTTTATTTTATATTTCGACATATTTTGACATTATTTTTACTTTTGTTTTGCTATAATTTCTTTTGAGCCTGAACATTACTTTACTTTTATACAGAAAAGAGGTGTTGCTTTATGACTTCAAAGGAAGATATTGCCTTACAACTAACAAAAACAATTATTGAAAATTCTGCTTTAGCAAAAATGCCAGATCCTGCCCATATAATTTACAATATATACAATGAGATTTACAATAATATTGAAGTTCACCGTCAATAAATAATCTCAGCTATATCACACATAGCTTTAACATTACATACAATTTGTTCAGGCTCATTATTATAATCCATTCCTTGATTTATTTTCTTTTCTAAGATATCATTTAGTCTATTTAATCTCTTCATTTCATCTAATAAATAATCTTTTATTTCCATATCTTTTCCTCTTTTCTTTTATTTATAAAACACTATGTAATGATATAAAGAGTTGTATTTCCTCAGATTTACAACCCCCTGTTTCCAGAATTTTATTTATATCACTACATACTATTTTATAAACACTACGAAATATGTAAGTTATATATAATATGGTGTGCTTTCTAAGAATTGAACTTAGGCACTCTGGGCTTCAACCAGATGCTCTACCAACTGAGCTAAAAGCACATATATTAGAACTCGCTAGGTAAGTTCTGCAAAAGTTTATATATTATATCTTATAAGGAGTGATATTGTATCCCAATACATAATTATCAGTTACCTAGCATACTGGTAATAACAAAATAAAAAAGAATAGACATTTAAAACATCTACTCTTAAATCAACAAATAGGTTGTCACACTGGGTTTGATATTTCTATCTGCGACTTTTTAACTTGTACTAATTTTATCACATATTTTATTAAAATTCCGCCAATTTTCCGCCAACTTTTTTTAATTCGTTATGTACTGCATATATTAACTCTTGATTTCTTCTCTCAAATGTTCTTTCAGACATTCCTGATTCAATTACTTCCCATTTTGTTTTACTTAATATGTAATATTTGTTAAATATTATTTTGCAGTCTTTATTTATCAATTCTAATGCTTGTACTACTGCTTTATATTCTTTTATTGATTTCTGTAATTGTTCATCTTCTTGTAACTTTATTACACTATTCAAAACATTGTCGCTTATATTATATGGTGCTTTTGGCATTCCATCTAAATTTTGACTGCCTATACTTAATATGTCTGCTCTTATATTCATTATATTGATACAATTATAATTATATCTTTTTAAACAACCTTTTGCATAATTATATTCTTCTTTGCTTAGTTTTTTATTCATTAGTGTGCCTCCTTTTTATATTTTCTCTTATTAATTCATCTTTTAAGTCATCTAAAATCTTATATGCTCTATTTAATTGTGTTTGATTTTGTTTTCTTTTTGTTATGTCTAATAAGTTTATATTCTCTAATTCTGCCATTGTACTTGCTACTATGTTGTATATATGATTTATTGTCATTTGTTCTTCCTTTCTTTTAAATATCTATATATTACTCTTTCTACATAAGCTAATGCTTCATAACTGCTTATGTATCTTCCATCGTGCCTGTGTCTTACTGTACTTCTTATTATCTTTATTTCTTGATTATATTGTCTTTTATACATTGTTGCTAATTGATTCTTGCTTAATCCTGCTTTCCATTTTTGAATTATCTCTTTATCTTGCATACTACACCTCTTTAGATTCTCTTTAGAAACTCTTTAGATGTAGTATGCTCTTTTATTTATTTAATAATTCTTTTGCTTTATCTTTAAAATATTGTTTTACTTCTTCTTTTGTGAAATCACTATACATTAAAGTCTTTTCCTTAAACTCTTCTGCCATTAAATCTATTATTTTGTCTTTTTCTTCTAGCATAGATAAAACTATTTCTATTGATTTATTATCTAATCTCACTTCATTTACTAAATCCGAAAATGGATTACATTGCTCTAAATATTCTTTGTCATTATCTAATTTACTTTTCAATCTTTCTATTGCTTGTTCTTTTGTCATATGTTAGTCCTCCAATAATATTCTGTTTTCTTTAAATGCTTCGTATAGAGTTTGACCTTTATTATTCATAACATATGGTAAAAATATCTGTTCCATTTCCACCATTTCAGTTTCCAATATTGCCATTTGAGCATCTATCCAATCTTTTATTATTCGCCACGCAACTTTATTTGCTTGGTCAAAGGTATCTTTAATTTGGTTATTGTTTTTTCTTTGATTTTTTAAAACTTGTAAAACTCTGTCTGTATTTGAGGGTAACCTAATACCAAATTCTCCTCTGGAAGTCATAATTTTAAAACTTAATCCTGTTACATTTCCATTACTATATTCTGTCATAATCGCAGTAGCCCCATGTTTACTTAATAATTCTTGTATTTCTCCTATGGTTTTATTTACATTTATAGTTGTTGTGTAATTTTTTATGGCCATTTTTATTCTCTCCCTTCTAGTAGTTCTTGTAATTTCTCTAATTTTATATATTTTTGTGCATCAATACACGTTGCTTCGTCTGGAAATTCTGCATCTCCTTCAAATATTATTCTATACTCTCCATTGTTCAATATTTCTTCTATCTTGTCTTTTACTTTTTGAACTGAAATACTATGCTCCATTATAAAATCCAAATGTTTATTATCTTGTATATGTAATTTTTTTAATTCTTCATTCTCTTTTAATACTCTTTTATAATCTGATAAAATATGCTTAATAGCTTTCGGTATTTCCAAATCTACTACTTCCCAACCACTATTTTTAAAAAAATTACTGTCTATTTCATTCATAGCACTATTTGCTAAATAATTTTCAACTATTTTTATATCTTCTTTTATACTATTTTCCATTTATTTCTCCTCAAATATTCTATACTTTTATCTATCATTGCTAATTCGCACTTTTTTTCTTTGCTTGGTTCAAATAAATTTACACCTTTAGTTTTTACCTTTTGGAGCTCTAACAATTTAATTGTATATTCTCTACACAAATCTAATATTTCTATATCTTCTTCTATACTATTTTCTTTCACTTAAAACACCTCGATTTCTTCTGGTTTTTCTATGCTAACAGTTTCACAAACTTTTAAATTAAAGAATGTAAACTCTTCTGTTTTATAATCTATCTTTAAATCTACTTCACACATTGTTTGTTTTAAACAGTCAAATATCCATAAAGGTAATTTGATGTATTTAGGGTAATTATGATATTTTGAAATATAATCATGTATTCTATTATTAACAATACACTGTAGTTCCAAATATTCAATACTATCTTTAGTTGTTCTTTTATTTATTTTTTCTTCCACTATGTATCACTCCTCTCCTTGAAAATTTTAGACGTTCTATTTCTTAAACCATCATATACAGTTTTTCTTCCTTTTTTTAAATCTCGCATAACTTCATCTGCTCTGTAAACGTTTTCTGGGCATTCTCTACACTCATCTATTAATTCCTCTGTACTTTGGTCTATATATCCATAACAAAAGTATCTAGGTTTGCCTTCAAAAACAAATTCTACACTTGGCTTGCCTCTGTCTTTTATATCTGGTCTTAATCTAGCCCTACAACTCATATCTTATTTACTCCTCTCTCTTACGATATGTTAAACAAGTACAAGTATTATCAGCAGGTATAAATGTATCACTAGAACCATCAGCATAAAAACTAATAAGAGTATGCTTAGCTTTACATTTATAAGCTGGTTTGCCACCTATCGTAAAGTTTTTACACTTTGTTTTACTTCTAAATTTACAATCTTCCTTTTCACAAAATAACATATCTTATTTACTCCTTTCACTTAATTATTCTTAACTCCAAATCTGGATAAACTTTTTCAAATATTTTATGTTTTAATTTGAATACATCTGTCTGCATTCCTTTTACATCTTCAACTATTGTTTTACTATTTTCTATGTACTTAAAATCCGCTATATATTCTATTTTTCTGAATGTTCTTCCATTTTTCTTAAAACTATCTTGTAATAAAAATCGCGGTTGTAATTCTAAGTTGCTTATTTCTCCTGCTCTTTCTAATAGTTTTAGTTCTTTGTATCTTCTACTTTCTTGAATGCTATCAAAGATGTAGTCATCTACTATTACTTTTTTATTTCTGTATTTGTTCACTTTTCTTTAGCTCCTTTTCTATGTAATTTTCACATCTCAAAACTCCGTTTGAAGTTTTCTAATTCAAGCCTGTTACAGCCTCTACATTTTACACATTTACCGTTCTAGCGGTGGATAATTATATTTCATAATTTACTCCTAAACATCAAACCAGCCAAAAATTGTTGGTGTACTTTGCCCTGCAACTGCTATTGCCCATTCGTTATTCCATTCCAAATCAATAATATATTTGCAAATATGTGCTAGTTTTTTCTTATTTCTTGTTTTAAATGCTATAAATAATATTTTGTTTTTTCTTTTATATTTTTTTATATATTTTTCTATTTCTTTAAGTGTTGTATCTACATTTATAGATTGTTCCATATCTCCTAAAAATTCCTCAATTTCATCATATTGCTTTTGGTTTAAATTGTGAATTTGTTTGTTCAAGTGCTGAAAATATTCAAAATATTTGTCCATAACTACCTCCTAGCTAATCCTCTGGCATTTCATAAATTGGTGTATAATCTCCAAGTGTATAGCCGAAAATTTCAGAGTCCTCTCTTTTACAAAGTTCTATTGCTTCATATCTCGAAATAAAATCTTTCAATACTTCTTTTGCTCTTTTCTCTGTCTTGTAATATCCTAAATCATCATATAAGCTATCTACCGTTTCATATCTTATAAAAAATGCTGTTTTTTCTTCACCTTGTGTTATGTATATTTGTGTTAAATTATCAAAGTTAACTATTTTTGTTTCATCTTGACTTACTATTATCATAACTACCTCCTAAATTTTTTCTATTAATCTATAAGCTATTACTTTTCTTCTAGTTTCTTCATCAAATTTCTTTCCATCTTCTTCTATTAAGTAATACTTATCTCTTAATTCATTTAACCTTGGTTGTATGTCTTGCCTTTTCCAATTCTTATTTATTCTTTTTGCTATTTCATTAGCTGTTAGTGTTTCTCCTGTGCTTAATATTGCAAGCACTTTAGTATATAAGATTGGTCTTACTTCTTCTGTTTTTTTATTACTTTCATGTCTTGTTTGCATTGTTAATATGCTCATTTGTTTATCACTTCCTTTAATCTATAAATTCTCCCCACTCCAAGTTTTTATATAAATTTCTTCGTGGGTCTTTCACATAATAATCTATTGGATTTACTGCTATTCTTGCTCTTATATCTGCTATCTTTGGTATAAATTTAACTTCTTGTATTGTTCTTTCAATAGCTGTTTCAAATTCTGTTTTATCTGTATTTTTAAATTCTTCATACCAAACTGTCATTTCTTCTTTTGTAAATATCTTGTTATATGCTGTTTGAATTTTTGATATTTGTCTTTTAAATTCATCTTTATTCATCTAAAAATCCACCACCTTGCTTGTATCTTTTTCTTTTTTAGGATTTTTTAAATCTTCTTTTTTTACTGCATCTACAACCCATTTTTTTATACATAGATAATGTGATTTTGCTTTGTATCCTTTCATTTCAATGTACTCATCAAGATATTTTATAAGTTCTTCCCAATTTTGATATTCTTTCTGTAGTTTCTGCAATTCTTCATCTTTCAACAATACATTTTTATATTCTCCATATTTGTGCTTGTTGGCTTTTGCAGAAGCTGTAGAAGATTTTTCTTCGGAAGCTGGTATATTATTATCTAACTCTATACTATCCTTACCTAACTCTAACCTATCTCTAACCTGGGTATCCATTTTGGATACATCTTGTATACATTTTGTATCCATTAATGTATAAGCTTTATTTTCATCAAGTTGTAACATTGCTTTTTCTTCTTTATATTTTGTTTCATGATATCGGTCTTTTTGTATGTAATTATGTATTTGCCAATGCTTTATTACTACTACACCACTTTCAAATGGTAATAAAAACTTTTTAGTTAGTAATATTTTTAAATCATCATCTTTGCAACCTATCATTCTCATTATGTTTTTTGGATTGTTTATAAATCCATCATCATCTGCTCTCATACTTAAATGAAAATATAATAATTGAGTTGTATGTGGCATATCAAGAAAGGCATCACTATCTATTATTGTTTTTGCAAACATTCTTCTTTCTGCCATTGTTTTTCTCCTTTCGTACAATATAAGGGATAAAACCTTTGTAGCCTTATCCCTGTTGTCTAATCTAAATAACTTTTTCCTATTAATCTTATAAATTCTTCTCTTGTATGATTTTTTTCATATTCTTTTTGACATTCTTGTTTTAATCTCAAATCTAACTCATGTCCATATTTACCATGTACTCCGTATGTTCCTCTATGCTCTAAATATGTTAGCCATACTTTGAATCCGTTTTGCTCTGATATTTTTCTTTTTCCTGTACCAAAATATATATGATGCTCTTCTAGTCCATAAGTTTGTTCACTGATATAGCTTTCTTTTTTGCTTTGTAAAATTGATTTCATTTCTTGTCCCACTCTTTCAATAAACTATTTATTTCTGCATCTGATTTTGTTTCTATATCTAGCTGTTTACATTCTTGTACTATTAATTCAATTAATTTGCTCATTTCTGCCGTGTTATACACACTAGACCCATAATATGTAATTATATTTGTAAAACCGTTCTAATTTACTTTTCATTGTTTCTGTAACCCAACCTAAACCGTGATTACTCCAAGCTTGTCTAAATCTTTCTACGGCTTCGTTTTTTACTGGTATAACTTCATAACTTCCTATGTTCTTAATTAAATATCTGTATATTTCTTCTTTGGGTATATGTAGCTTATCTTGTAATTTTCCTAATAGTACCCAACAATAAGCATTACTGTCTAAACTTCTTTTTTGTCTATATTCTTTTATTTCAAACTGTTTATCTTTTGCTTGTTCTAGTAAATAAGTTATTATTTTATTACTTGTTCCTATCATCTAATCACTTACCTTTGTTTTAAAATCATTTACAATATTCATATAATCTTTGATTTTAATTTCTTTTGTACTTTTATATCCATACTGACTTAGTATTAATTCAACTACATTGCTATCAATTTTGTTATTTTGTATTGCTAAATTTAAACTTTCTATCATTTTTTTATCTATTATTTTTTCACTGTCTTGTTGTGTTATTGCATTTGCTACCTCTTCTGCACTTGCTATTGATGTATCTATTCCAAATCCTGCCATTCCTAATGCTCTTCCAACCGCTGATGTTTCACAATTTTCTATATAACTTGTTTTATTTATAAAAGAACTATTTTCTTTTTCATATGCTGTTCCTGTTCCTAAAACTTTTCCCTCTTCATCTTTTATTGTTGATTTGAATATGCAAATTCCATTTTCGTTATTTATTAATTCTGTTTCTATACTTCCTTGTGGATATAACATTCTAAAGGCTTTTATTCTTTGATTTACTTCTGCATACTCTTTTCCTTTTATATTTGTTGTATTAATTGTTTCATTTGCTTTTTGTATATCTTCAAATTTTATTTTATTTTCCATTTTATAGCCCCCACTTTCTCTCTAATCCATCTTGATATTCTCTGTCCGCTAGTTCTAACTCTGGGTCTAAGGTATCATTATCGTATATTTCTTCTTCTATCCAGTTTCCACTAAAAAACCAATTTATTGTTTCTTCTATGTTTTCAAGTTGTAATTGTGTCATTTCTGCATTCTTGCCTTTTGGTGTTACTGTTATTCCTAGCTCATTAAGTACATAATCTTCTGCTTCATCTTCATAAACTACTTCTTTAGTAGTTATATTTTTATAACATTTCATTTTTCTTCCCTCTCTTGATTACTACTGTTAAAAGTGCTATAATAACAATAGAAATTCATATATTTAAGTGATTTTTTAGAACTAATTTTGGTTTTTGGCATCTGAAATTAGTTCTTTTATTTTTGATAAAATAGCTTTTTCATTGTTGTATGCATTTGAAGTTGCTATTCTTTTTATTCTGTCTATCAATTCTCCTTGTTCTTCATTTTCAAATCTTAAATCTTTGTTTTCTTCATATACTGCTATATTTTCATTTGATAATTCTTCATTTTTCTTTTGTAAATCTGCAATTAATATGTTTCTATCTTCTACTTTTCTTTCTGCATCTTTTAGATTTTTTCTACTTGCATTTACTAAGCTTTGTAATTCTTTTGTTTTTCTAAACATCTCTTTCAACTCCTTTCTTGTATAATTTTGTAAATTATTGTATAATTCACCTTAAAAGGTGGTGATTATATTGGACCCAAATTGGATTATGGCTATAATTGCAATATCTGCTATACTTTCCCCAGCACTAGTTTCTATTATTGATAATATTTTTAAATACTGTTCTAAAAAAATTGAATTTAAATATCCAAATCAACAAAAAACATTAACTAATTTTGTTAATAAATCTATGTCGTGTTATAATACAAATGATTTTAAAAAAGTTACTGAATACATCATTGCCAAAAATGATTTATATATTTATTTTAATAATGTTCCTTATAGATACATCAAAAATTTAGAAACTTATAATGAAAAGCATTTATTACCTGAATATAAAAATACTATCAATTTAATTATTAAAGAACTTTCGCAACAAATAAATAAATAATTACTATTATTAGTACATATATTGCATAAATCCAGCTAGTTCCTGGGTTTATTTTTTTATGCCAAAATATTATTGCTAATATTGATGATATAATTACTAAAATTGTTGGTAACATTTATATCTCCTCCTAATAAGTCATTCCCTGCAAGAATGCCCAATAACTAAATACTAATGTTGCTATATATAAACTGCTATATACTACTGCTTGTCCTAATCTCATATAGACTTTGTTTTTGTCTAGTCTAAAATTCTTCCAACTTCTTTTCATTTGTTTTACCTTCTTTCACTTATAAATTCATTCCAAGCTCTTCTTGTTACTAATCTTGGTTTTGTATATGTTTGAACAGCTAAATCTTTATCATTAAAAAGCTTTCTTACATTATTTATTGGTATTCCTGTTTCTTCTGATATTTGTTCAGCTGTTAATAATTCAAAATCATCTTTTTTATTTACTAGTATTTCTAATTTTGAATTAATTTCTTCTAATATCTTTTCCATCTAATCACTTCCTTTCTTTTCGTACCTTGTCGCATTATTTTGTTATCTTTTTGTGAACGGTTTGGATAAAAAAATATTCATTAAATTGTTTTCCTAATAATTCACAAATCCCAATAGAAACCTTTTCATTAGGATTTCTAATTCCCGTAACAATAGAACTTATATATGCTTTAGAATATCCTAACTTTTCTGCTGCTGAAGTTATAGTATTTCCATTACTAGTTAAATCTTCTTTTAATCTTTGTGGATTTTTAACTACTATCAACGTTTTTCACCTCGCTTTTGTTAACTTGTTGTGAACATTATATATTTACGTTTCTTTTTTGTCAACACTTTTTTAAAAATTTTTCAAAAAAAGTTTTACTTTTGTGAACAATTATGTTATAATGTGAACATAGGAGGTTTTAAAAATGCTTTCGAAAGAAGATTTAGGAAAATATCTAAAAAAACTTAGAAATAATAAATATTTATCTTTGAGAGAAGTTAATCATATTACTGACATATCTTATTCACATCTAAATATGATTGAAAATGGAAAAAGAAATGTTACACCTGCACTATTAAGAGTTCTTGCCGATTTATATTGTGTTGATTACTTAGATTTGTATGAAAAAGCAGGATATATTGATTTGATAGAAGATGAAAAAAAGAATAAATATAAAATTGATAAATTAGGAAATAGTGTTTCTCCTATTAATATTCTTGGCACTGTAAAAGCTGGATATGACTATCTAGCTCAAGAAAATATTATTGGCACAATAGATGTAGAAACAAGTTTAGTAGGTAATGGTGAAGAATATTTTGCATTAAAAGTAAAACGGTGACAGTATGTCTCCTGTTCTTATTGAAGATGATATTGTTATTATTAAAAAACAAAACGATTTTGAAAATGGCGATATTGTTGTAGCAATTATAAATGGTAATGAAGCAACAATAAAAAAAGGAAAGAAAAGTGAAAATAGTATATTATTGCAACCTTTAAATACTAACTATGAACCACTTATATTTACTAAAGAAGAAATGAGAACTATTCCAGTAACAATAATAGGAATAGTAAAACAATTAAAAAGAGAGTTTTAGGAGGAATTTATATGCAAGAAAAAGATTTTTGTAAATGCAAAAACATTGGGAAAATTACTTCTTCTTTTGATGATTGGTATGAATATGATATTTGCTGTAATTGTGGAAAAATTATAGAAGATAGTATTAGACCATTAAATCACTATGATGGAGAAGATCATGTTGATTATGATTTTGATTAAAAAATAAGAGAAATATGCTACAAGTTTGCGACAAGGTACATATTTCTCACATATAAGCACTATTGAAAGTGATTACTTTTATATTATACACTATAAAAGCCTTCATTTTCAATAGTAAATTTAAAAAATTATTATTAAAATGGAGGTATTTTTTATGGAAAGAAAAAACAAAAAAACAAAATCAGTTGGAAATGGAGAAGGTTCATTATATTATAGTGAAGCTCTACAATGTTGGATTTATCAATATGTTTATAACGGAAAAAGGAAGACTTTAAAGCAAAGGAAAAACGAACAAAGTAGAGAATTTAAAAAAAGAGTAACAAATTTAAAAAGTAGTCTTGATAATGGGTGTTATGTTGAAACAAATAAAGATACTTTACTTATGATTTTAGAACGATTTATAGAACAAAAAAACAAAGATGGAATAACATCAGAAAGAACTTATTTAAGAGATACAGAAACATTAAATCAAATCAAGAAAACTTGTGATAGATGGATTAACAAACCTGTTCAAAAAGTAACTGTTGAAAACATTGAAGATTCTAAAGAAGATATGAGAAAATATTCCAACAGTACTATCGATAAAATGTGGCTTTTATTAAAAAAAGGATTTAAGATAGCCTACTCTCGTAGAAAAATATCTTATAACATAATGGAAGATGAAACACTAACGAAACCTATTTCACAAAAATCATCTAGAATTGTTACAGCTCTGTCTCAAAAAGAAGAAAAAAAATTACTTAAAATATTGACTTCAAATGAGCACAAATATAATGATGTTCTTTTATTACAATTATATACTGGAATGAGAATAGGAGAAGTATTAGCTTTATCAAAAGATTGTATTGACTTAAAAAACAATACTCTTACAGTTTATAGAACAATTACTAGAAATATACATGGTAAAGTTATTTTAGGTGAACATACAAAGACTTTCGATAAAAAGACAGGCATAGACAAAGGAAAAAGAACATTCACTATGAAACCAAATGTAAGAAAAATTATTCAAAAACTATATTCTAATAAACTTACAAATATAAATAATTTATTATTTTGGGATTATAACAAAAACTTTTTTATAACAGATGGTGAAATTAATTCATATCTAACAAGATTAAATGACAAATATAAAATATTAGATAATAAAAGTGAAACTTTATCCACTCATAGACTAAGACATACTTTTATAACAAGATGTCAAGAAAGTGGATTAAATTTACCAGTAATTCAGAAATTAGTAGGACATATAAAAGGAAGTAAAATAACTAATAATATTTATACAGATGTTTCTCTAGATTTTATAACAAAAGAATTAGCAAAACTTAAATAACCTCTCTACTGCATTACTATTGCATTACTTTCAATATCTAAAACCATATAAAGTGTTGTGTTTTCAATGCTTATATGGTTTTAATTTATGGTGTGCCCAGGCGGACTCGAACCACCATCGGTCGCTTAGGAGGCGACTGCTCTATCCTGCTGAGCTATAAGCACATAAAATAATTATCTTATAGAAGTATACTATCATTTGAAATAATTGTCAACAAAAAAGAAAAGCTTACTTTAATGTAAGCTCTTCTTTTTCTTATTATTTTTCAATAATTTTTTTCTTTATAACAAATACACCAATTCCTAATATTACTAATGATACTATTCCAACAATTGTTGGTAATGCATAATTCATATTAGCACCTGTACTTGGTACAATTATTATATCCTCTGCATGAACTACTGGCGGATATGTTGGTGGAACTATTGGTGGATTTTTTCCATCATTTGATGTTATTTTTGCAACTTCTGCATCATTATAAAATGTCATATCTGTTCCTGGTGATAATAACTTAGAAACTTTTAACTCTACAGTTGTTTTTTCAGTTGGTTTTAAAGTGTAGTTTTTCATTTTATCTGTAGATAAAATCTTTTTATTATCTAAATATTCTTTTTCATCTTTTTGTCGTGCATTTAAATTTTGTAATTCAGTTTGTGAAATTTGTTTCCAAATTGAATTTCCATTTTCATCTTTGTTATCATTGTCTTCAAAAGCTAAGTTTTTATCTAAATAATCTATAACTACTGATGGAGTTAGTGTTGCTATTTTATCATTTTTACTTATTATTCCATATTTATAATAATTTTCTGACATATAATCTACTTCACTTTGGTTAATAGCTTTTATTTCATATGTTATATTTAAAGTTGCTCCTTCTATTAATTCTTCATCTGTTTCTAGTTTTACTAATCCATTTCCACTTGTAGATGGTCCCATATATGTCATATGATTTGTTGTTCCTTCTAATTTTCCATCTTCTGTAACTTTAGCATCTGCTAATACTTGACCATTTGCTAATGTTACCTTAAATGTACTTACTCGTTTTTGTAAATCTAATTGTTGTCTTGCTCTTTCTACTATTCCAAAGTCAACATTTTTTACTATAAATTCTACTTTGTCTGCTGTTCCATCTGTTATAGT